GTATCTGATACTGCTTTCATATATGTTAAAAACTTTTCAAATTCTTTAGATTGAGCTCTACCACCAAGGATAGATATCATTTTTTCTTTAGCTACATCATCGGTAGCATCTCCAATCCCAAGCTCTCTCATAAATTTATTTATGTTAAACATAGAAGTATCTTTTGGACTAAATTTTATTTTAGTTGCGTCAAATATATTAGTTCCAGATTTAACTTTATCGATGCTAAAATCTACTACATCACCCTTTTGAACCATAGATTCCATAACATCAACAGTACCATTTATACCTGCTCTAACTGTTGAATCATTCATGATTTCATCAATCATCGTTCTACCCGCAGGAGATGAAGCTGAATCAAAACCTTTGTAGAATGAATTAAACATCCATCTAGCTTTTGCTGCATTGTATAATGCCTCTCCACCACCTTTAGTAACACCTATTGCTTTACCAGTCTTTTTAGATGTGATTTTATCAGCCCCTAGTAATTGTCTGAACTGTTTAATTGCTGTTGAGTCACCTCGTGTAAATACATCATTTGCTAAATCATTAAAAAATCTTTGTGCTTTTTTCTTCTCCATTGAACCAATTCCAGCTAAAGCTTTGTTAGTAAAGGCAGTTGTGCTGTATTCTTTAAATACTTTTGTAGCATTTGCTCTTTGGTAAAAGTTCATTAACGTAGAGAAAGTGTCATTTGCACCATATAATTTATCTCTTAAACCTTCTGATGCTTTTATTTTTAATGCCATGTCTGCTTCTGCAGCAGCAGGATTTGTTTTTTTTAATGTTTCATATGCAGCTTTTACCGCATCGTCTTTTAAAAAAGTTTCTTTTGTTATGTTTCCACCAAATGAGTTAAGATCATTTTCAAGAGCTTCTCTTATAGACCATAGGGTAGGTCTTATATTGTCATAGCTTGTATCTCCTATAGCTCTGTTTAATGTTTCCATCATTCCTTTATATTGTTTAGGCGTAACAAAATCATCAATACCGTTCATGTATCTAAAGAATAATGCTAAGGGATCTCCTGTGCCTTGTAATTTAGCAATTTCTTTCATGTCTATGTCACCTAAGGCATCCTGTGCATATCCTCTTAAACCGGGATATTTCATAGAAAGTTCATCTACATAATTTTTAGCCATAAATTTTACATGACCCGTAGGAATAACTTTTGGATTACCAATTGTATCCGCTAAAGTATCAAAGGCTTTGTAACTTGCATTAATTAAATTACTATTTTGTATAAAAGCTTGGTCAGCTTGTTTCCAAACAGTAGCTGATAACATTCCTGTTTTAACAAGTGGACCGTATTTTAATACGTCATTGTTTAAATAGTTTCTTCCGGCTGCTTGTTCCGCTCCTTGTAGAGCTTCTTTTCCAATACCATTAATAAAAGGCATGATACCAAGTACCTTAAAATACTTAGCAGCAAAACCACCAAGTAGACCTGTACCTTCTTGTGCAGTCATTACCATAGGAAGTGGTAAACCTTTATCTCTTGCAATGTTTACTAATTCTTTTGCGTCCTTGGATTTAGCACCAATCATTAATCTTCCAACTTTACCTAAACCTTTTGTAATAACCGGTGTCAGTGCTGCAGCACCAGCGTTCCAAGCTAAAGCTGTAAACATAGAGTCTGCTGCGTTAGCCATCATATCTGTATCAACTTCTTTTGGACTCATGTTTTCCATATCAGAAGCTATTGCATCCATTGCAGCAACTCCAACAGTTTCATTTAACATGTCATAAGTAATTGAACCTGCGCCTGCACCAGCAGTACCTCCTAATACAGAGTATATTTCTGCTTTTCCAAGTGGACTAGCTATGACTCTTCCAATAGTTGGGTCTGCTACTTTAGCAAGTAATTTTGTAAGGCCACCTAATAATTTAAATCGTCCTGGTAGTCTTGCAGTTAGTTTGTCTGAAAAGTTGCTAAACATTTTAGTTCTAGCAAATAGACCTGTTGATTTATCTCCAGGTACTTTTGATTTAGCTGCACTAAATATTTTTTTTCTCATTGCAACATAAGGTGTAATTGATCCTATAAGATCTCCAGCAAGAACTGCTTCTGATCTACCATCTAACGAGCTACCTTGTTGTTGTAGTTGTACACCAATAGGATTTTTAACTGCAGCATCCATAGTTGCTACATCTTTTGCTGCACCAGCTCTTTCTGTTTGTAATTCATTCATTGAAGGCCCTGTGATTAGTCCTCTTCGAATAGCTTCATCTATTGCTTTTCTTTGTCTAGCATTTAATTTACTTGGATCAAAAGTATTATTATTAATTTGATCCTGTATTTCTTTTACTGAAGCCATTAGTTTATCCCTTCAATAATATTTTCTATTTCTTCTAAACTTAAATCTTCTGCTAGTTGTGAAGTAACCCCACCTTCTCCTTCAAATACTTCAAAGTTTTTAAGTCTTCTTAAATCTTTAAGAGTGTTTTCTAAACCACCCGCAACTGTGTATAAACTTTCTTGTCTTCTAATATCAGATTCAAGTTGTCTTCCAATAGCTTCAATAGAAGCTCTAACGTCTTTAGAAGATCTTCCAAGTGAGAATATGTTTACAATTTCTTTAGCAGCGTTAACATCTCTTTGTGTCAATCTATCTTGATCTTTAAATGTGTTTGCTAGTGCGTATGTTAATGTAACTTCTTGTACAGCAAGTTTTTCCTGTTCTTCTCTAGATAAACCAGAAAGCATTCCTCTGCTTTTTAGTCTAGCTTTAGCTTGTTTAATTAAATTTTTGCTATCTAAATTTTTCTTAGCTGCTTCTTTACCTTCATCACTTAAATCAGGATCTCTATCAATTGCAGCGTATTCATCAGCTTGAAGTTCAGAAACTTTTTGTTCTAATGCATCTAAAGACATTCCAGATATTTCAAATCCAAAAACTTCTTTTGCAACACCACTTAATCTTCTAGTAAATTGATCAATTTGTAATCCAGCACCGGCTTTAACTTTATTACCATCTTGATCCACTTGATTTAATGTTTTTAATACATCCCTTGTAACGGATAGTGCATTGTACCTGTTTCCAAGTACGTCTTGAATATCAAATAACCTTTTGTCTACACTGTTTTGTTCTAAGAAGTTTTCATATTGACCAATAAGTTTACCTTCACTATCCATAATAGGTCCTCCTTGGTTTACTGGTACGAATGTTTCTCTACCGTTTGGTCCAATACCTGCTGCTATTTGTTTCGTTCCATCTTTTAAAGTGTAGCCTTTGTAATTTCTTAACCTACCATCAGCTCCTCTAATTTGAATTATTCCTCCAGTTCTATCAGGACTTTCCTCTACTGCATTTTCATTAACAAATTTCATGTGATCTACTGCAGCATTTAATGATGCTTCTCTATTTCGAGCTCTAAGCTCACCTTCTTTTAATTTTATTGTTGCATAATTATTTACTGCAGGGCCTATCGCTTGACCAAATACTTCCATAGCTCCACCAATACCAGCTTTAGCTGTAGTTCCTGTTAATAATCCTGACGCAAGGTTTGCTAAAAATACTAATTTAGCTTGTGATCCTTCACCTTTAAATACTTCTTCTTGATATTTTTTAGCAAGTTTTATTGTTTTATTAAAATCAACATCATTAGAAGGTCCATCTAATGTAATTTCATTATTCCCTTGAGCAGTGCTTTCTGCTTTTTGTGCTTTCTTCTCTGAAGCAGGCATATCTTTATCTACTACTTTAGTTGGTAAAGTATCTGTACTACCCGGAGGTCCTGGAGGCATTCCTGTGCTGTCTATATTAACAGCATTTTCTTGTACAGCATCTAAATTAGCTATGTCGTCTGAATTAGCTACGTTGTCCTGTAGCAGTGGGTCGCCTTCAGCTTTTAATGTTTTTGAATTACTTCCAAACCCAGAAGGTCTTCCAGAACCCGGTCCTGTTTTTGGTGCTGCTGAAGATCTTGGTTCAATTGGCTTAGGTGGTTTTGGTACAAATTTACCAAATAAATCTTGATCAGTTACACCTTCACTCATTACATCTGTTGCTTTTAATCTATTTTGTCTTGCAAACTCAGCTCTTTCTTTAGGAGACATTGCATTAATTCTTTTTCTTTCTGCAATTCCTGCCTTTGTTCTATCATATGCACCATAAGCAGCAGCACCAACAATAGCGCTTGGTAACACACCAATACCCGCTAAAGTAGGTAATGCTTTAGTTGCATAATAACCTCCTGCTAATCCAAAAGGCATTTTTGCTAGATCACTTTCAATACCTAAACCCTCTGCAACTTTTTCACCTGCATAGTAACCACCAATTGCCGGTATGTTAGCTATACCTCTAATTAAATTTTTTCCCATTCTTGCTGGGCTACTCACTTTCATTCTTTCCATAAATGTAGGTGGTTTTCTAATTGCTGGAACTCCTGGTGCTGTGTAAGCTGGTCCAACCATAACACCATTGCTTGCATTAATAGTTTTAAGCACACCTTTTCTAAGTGCTTCTCTTCTAAACATCGGTCTGTTTAAAACTTTGTTAAGTGACATCTAATCTCCTTTACTTGTTAGGGTTTACGCCTTGGAATGCTGTAAAGGCACCAATACCTGTTCCAACAGCTTGTGCTAATGGACTAGTAGTAGGCTGAGTACCCATGGTAACACTTGACGTAGATTTTGGACCTGCCGCATAAAGGTTAGATAAAAATTCTGCTCTTTGATATGGTTCGTATTGTTGTTGTAAAGTATTTGCTCTTGTTGCATCTAATGCTTGTTGAGCAAGTTGTCTTTGAACACCTCCTGCGCCCATCAATTGTTGTATATCTGCTTGTGCCATTTGTTGTTGACCTGCACCTACATTTGCTAATTGTTGACCGCCTGCTAAACCAACTCTTTGTTGGTTTTGAGCTGCTTGTAATGCTGTTTGAAAGCCCATTTGATTAGATCTTCCTATTGAGTCTAAAGTTCTTCCTTGTAGCTCTGCTTGTTGAATACCTTCTCTTCCTCCACCAAAAGCACCTGAACTAATTGCTTGTTGTGCTATTTGATTTTGCATCATACCTGATTTTCTTAAAATTTCATCGTTAACATAACTTTGGTATGGATTTAAATATTGATTTATTTGTGATGCTCCGACTGGTTGAACAGCTGATTGAAGAGCTGCAATACCTTGGTTAACAGTTCCAGAACCTACTCCAGTTGTTCCAGCTTGTGTAAGACCTAATTGTTCTAAAGCACCTAATGGAGCAATTTGTTGATCGGGTAAATTAATTGGTTGTTGAGCAACTTGTCTTGCTACATCCATTAATTCAAGTTTTCGTTCCTCTATACCAGGAGCTTCTCTTACAAACTGTGTTTGAGAACTTGGTGTTGCTGCGGGTTGATTTCTATTTCCTCCTCCGAAAAAACTCATATTCTTATCCTATCCATTTTTCTAATTGTACATGTCTTTCTTTCCAACCATATTGTTTTGTAATTCTCTTCCAACCAGGTCGGGCCATAATACTTAATCTTTTACATTCATTTGCTTTTGCAAATTTTACTATTTCAGCTTCTAAGTTATCTTGCCAAAGATCTCTTCTACGACCAGTGCATATAACTATTTCATATTGATTAAAATTTGGCATAACACCTATTCTACCAAGACAAACACCAAAAACTTTATTTTCTTCTAGTTCATCAGAACCAAACATAACCCAACATTGCATTTCGTCTTTTTTTAACCACTCTAAAATATGCGATGAATCTGCGTATTTACCCGAGTAAGCTAAAGCTTCCATTACCATAAATTCTGCTAAGGGCCAAAACCGTTCGATATCTTTTGGCTCAAGTGGTAAAATACTAACTAATGCTTTAATTTTTTTTTGTTTCGCTGTTTCCATAATTATCCTTCAATAAATCAAATACTCTTTTGTATCTTTTTTGTTGTTCATAGAAGTATTCAGCGCCTTTTTCTCTCATATCTTTCATACTATTTGGATTTCCACCAGCTATGATTCCAGCACCTAATACTCCATCTGCTCTTGTTACAAATTCTCCATCTGCTAATTGAGCTAACATTGTATCCTCGTCTTTATCTCCTACACCTGCTCCATCTTCCACATAACCTGTGGCTCTTATATAATTGTTTGCATCGTCTTCATCATGAGAAACTTTTGATGGAAGATAGTTAATACCACCTTCATTAAATTTTTTTATTTCAGCTAAGCCACCTGTTCTTAGTCTAGTTTTTTCCATTGCATAAGGTCCAGTTCTAAAATCACCTTGATTTTTTGGATCTGCTTCTGGTTTATAAACTTGAGCATATTCTTTTTCTTGTCCTGTTGTTGGATCTATATAAGTATAATTTGGTCTGTTAGCCGCAAAATCTGCATAACCAACATTGTAAGTTGGTGTGTAAATATCCGTTGGCCCTTGATCGAAAGCACCCAACAAGTAAGGCACACCTCCTGCTAAAGCAGAAACTTTTAATGGATCAAAGCCCTCGTATCCTCCGTCTTTTTGTTTTCGCCTTAATAAAATATCTAACAAACTTCCTGATTTTGGTTGACCATTTTGCATACCGTCTGGAGTTTCAAAAGGGTTAGGTGAACTATTTGTTGGATTATAAGCTCCAGGCATATTACGTAAGATCGCTGGTTGATTTGCTGCAAACTGTTGTGCTGCTGAAGAATTAGGGACCATACTCAAACCAGAAGAACCTAAAGTATAACCTGTGTATGCTCCAGCGGCTCCCCCTAGTAATCTACCAATCCCTGATGCACCTGAATCTTTTGCTGATTTATATCCCTGATAACCACCATAGGCAGCTAAGGCGTAAGGGACAAGTGCTAGTGGGTTCATTTAATAAATTCTCCTTTTATGATCTTTAGTAAACAATATTACCATTTTAAGGCTTAGATATCAACTCATCAGCAAAACGTCCTTGATAAGAATGCTCTCCCACGTGTACAATAGGGGCCTCTACAAAGGCATAGCATTTACCACCTATATCTTTCCATAACTTACAAAATGAAAAATCTTCTCCAAGATATGTTTTTGTTTCTGGGTCATGCAAACAATCAAAAAAATTCCACATATTTGGTTTATCTACATATTTACCATTTATTACTGTTTTTTGGACTATACTTTTGTCAGGGTATTGTTTAATCATTTTTTCAAATACAGATCTTTTAATCAACATACAACCTGTAGGGCTATGTGTTACTTCCATAACTCCATTATCAAGCATAATACTTTTGGGGTCATCTACTTTCATAGGGTAGGTATTCAAATATTTTTGTAAATCTGACGCTTTTTTTACTTTACCCTCTTGAATTTTACTAAACAATTTATCCCACATCATAGTTTTTAATGGATAGGGAACAGAAATCACTTCTTTATCCTTATCAATCATTTTAAATATAGAAGGAGAATGAAACCAAATATCTGAATCAATAAAAAGTAAATGAGTATGTTTACTTTCTAAAAAACCGGAAACACATAAATTTCTTCCTTGGGTTACTAAAGATGATTTTATTAAGTGAAATTGTATTTCCACACCTCTATCAAAAGACATTTTTTGAAACTCAAGTAAAGCTTGAGCATAATGCATTGAAACATCACTGTGTACTGGGCTTGCGACAAATATTGAATAAGGTGCTTTTTCTTTTTCTTTTTTTGTTTTTTCCTTCCATAAAGGTTCTATTGCCTTTTCGTAAGGTGGTGGATCTACCTTAAACTCTTTAAGAGTTTGATAAGTATCTTCATTTACAAATTCATTGTTTCCACTCATGCAAGGCTCCTTTCAAAAAGCTAGACCACTGTTGTCCCTTTTTATTCCAGTTGTAAAATTTTTTATAAAACTTTTGTTGTTCTTCTAAATGATCTTGAATAAAATCTTCATGCAAGTAATTAGCTGCAGTCTTAATAGCTTCCGCTGTGTCTAATGCCATTTGTTCATAATTTTTATTATAATTTACATACACTGGCCATTCTGCACAAGTTTCATATAAAGCACCAAAATTATTTGTAATGACATGTACTCCAGAAGCTAAAGCCTCAAGAGCAGAAGCGCAGGAAGTTTCTTCAAATATTGAAGGATAAACAAACATATCATAATTTGGCATCATTTCTTTTATGTATTCGTTTGGCTTATAACCAATATAATTTACATTTGGTAATTTTTCTGCTTGTTCATACAAAGGTTTAAATTCATCCTCATGAATTTTACTAAAGTCACTTCCATAAACTTTAGTTGATGAATAAACATCTAAAGTAATATTTGGGTCTTGTATTTCTTGCATAGCTCTTAATAATACATTTACTCCCCTCCAAGGAGTACAATGATGAATTAATTTTATAGGATCACCTTTTTTATAAATTTTTCTTATAGGAAACTCTTCTATACCATTTTTAATGACTAATGATTTTTCTGTAGGAATATCAAAAAAATATCTAAACTTTTCGTAATTCCAATGACTGTTAAAAATATACCAATCATATTCATGATGTCTTTCTTTATTTCTAAAAAACTCTTGTAGATTAGGTTGATCGTAAGAATTTTTTTGCCAAAGTATGTTCATTTTGTTTGGGTCAATGGGTACCTTACCTGGTATAGAAGTACATATTTGTACTTGATCTAACAGATCTTTTGAAACATGCTTTTCAAGCATTTCCATTTGTAGCTCTGTAGCACCTCTTGGTTTCATAAGTTATTTTTTGGTGTGTGCGTCTAACGTTACTCTTGTAACTTTCACTTCAAGATCTTGTCTAAAATCATCCACAGTAGTATCAGTATTGGGATCAGCAACATCAGCATCAAAATCAGCTTTAGTAGCATATATTTTTCCCGTTTTTTTATGTTTAATTATTTCTTTAGCTTCTACTGGTATTTTTGGTAAATCATTCATTGTATATTTATGGTTAAAGATAATTTATTTTCATTTTTACTTAAAACTTGATGATATGTATTTTTTGGAATTATGCAAGTATCTTTAGGTTTAAGTATAAATTCTTTATTTTCTACCTTCCAAAGTGCTTCTCCATATATTTGTTTAACAATTACATCGTAGTCATGCTTGTGGTAAGGAAAGCTAGGTATTTGCCCAGGTTTAGAAAAATAAAAATTTCCATTTATCATTAAACCTGATTTATTTGTTAAAGTTTTATTTAAACTTCTTAATTGGTTTGTTAAATCAAAAACATTAGAAATAATAGTTGTAAAGCCTAGATCATAAAATTTTTTCCATTCTTCATAATTTAAATAACCCTTTAAATTAAAAAAAAGTACAGATTCAAGCGCAGCAGTATTAGTTAAAATTTCAACCGATGCTTGTCCCCACGGATATCTATGGGGCCATCTTTTTTCTATCTTTAATAAATCTAATAGATCTTGTTCCTTAAAATCTACGTCTGTTTTTTTAATTATTGTTTCTAGTTCTTGTAAAAAATTCATTAAAATATAAATATTACTTGGTTTTTTCTAAATTTATTTTTAAATTTATTGTTATCATAAGCTAAGCCATGAATCAAATTTGATCTAAAAACTACCAATTTATTAAATTTAGATTTTATGTTGCATAGTAATTTAAAATTTTCTTTTTTTTGCCAAGGAGTAGAATGTTCTGTGCCTACATTATCATGCTCATTAATTTTTTCATAAATGTTTGTGCCGTCGCAGGGATCTTCATTTAAATAAATTATACAATTATAAAAATTGTCATCTTGGTGTGGCCACCAATAATTGTTCTTATAATCTTCTTTTATATTTTGAAACTTTGTAAAGTTAGTTATGATGTCTCCTTTAATATTTTTACAATCTCTATTAAATAAATTATAAATTTTTTTTTCTGTTTCTTTAAATTCTTCAGCAACAACATGATGCTGACAGTCTAAAAAATCATGTGTATTCAAAGAATCTTTTTCTGACCATTTATGTATTACAGGTGCAACGGAATCAAAAAATGAGTTAACCTCATGTGGGTTTTTATAAAAATTATCCATTTCATAAAAATATTCATTAACCTTAAGTAAATTAAAGTTGTTTATTTCAAACACTAAACCCTTCCTTGGCCCTTATAACGTGTAAGTTTTTTTTGTAATTTTGCGTGCTTGTTTAAGCTTTTCTTGTGGACTCCACGACGCTTCTTTGGTTTATCCCTAGGTGTAAAGAATTTAAAACTTTGTTTAGCCATTTTCTTGTGATCTATCTATCAGTGCGTAACTTATTGCTCCTTGAATTGCATTACTTCCTGCGGCTGCTTGTACTGTTATTGCGTCACCTGCTTCTAAATTTAAACCCTGAGGTGTAGCATTAACTTGTGATTTAGCGGCAACTTCATCTCTAAAAAATTCATACTCAGTGCTTGAATCAGAAGCATCTACCAAATTCATGTTTACTAAAATACCTGAAGAGGCATCGTTGTTAGAACAATAAACACTTTTAACAATTATTGTTGCATCACTAGGGCATGTCAGTGCTGTAGTTTTACCTGTACTAGCTTGTTTGTAACCTTGATTTTTATATCTAATTGTCATGATAAAAAATAATTAAATGTATCTAGTTCATTTTTAAGTTCTTGTTGATAAGAAGTGTTTAACTTATCCTTAAGAGTTTGTAAAGTTTGAGCTATCTGTCTTTGATTTGTCTCAGTATAAGTAGGTGTAGGCTCTGGTATAATTATATCTACCCTAGCCATTACGAACTACCCATTGCATCTGAGCCACCAGCTCCAGTAGATCCTGGAGAAGGCTCACCTCCTCTTGAAGATCCTATTCCACCCCCATCAGAATTGATGTTAGGATTATTAGTAATAATTTGATTATTTAAACTTTGTTTTGCTAGACCTCTTTTTCCTACAGCTGTTCTAATTTTTGCATCTCTTCTGGCTTGAAGATACGAAGAAATTGTTTTTGATCTTCCAAATAAACTAGACTGAGCATCTGTGTTAAATTTAGCTAAAGCTCCAATCCCTAAACCAACAGGATTTAAAATTCCTAAACCAAATGGATTTCCAAATATTGCATTAGTTCCCATAGCATTACCTACAATTTCAGGTAAACCTAATTTGCTTGCTACTGCCTGAGTAACTTGATTCCTAACTTGATTTTTTGCAATTGTTCCTAGATCTGGCATTTGAAAACCCCCATCTTGACCTTGCATAGCTCCTGAACCCATAAGATTATTATTATATATTGGAGCAATTCCTTGGTTCATATCATCGTATAGTGGTGGTAAAAAATCTGGTTCCATTATCCTCTCATTCCATCGGGTTGTATATCTGCTCTAAAAGTACCATATCTCCAATTTTCATCAATAGCAGTATTGGCAACTCTTAAACTAGCAAATCTAGATCTTGCTCGAGTATCTACCTTATCAGTTGTGTTTGATATTGTAAATGGTCCTAAAGGAGAAGACGTTGCGGTGTCCGTTGGGTAATCTCGTAAATTAATTGTTACTTGTGCATTGCCTGTAATCAATTTAAAATCAGGTACAAACCTTCGCATACTCATAAATACTTGTCCTTCTCCTAAATCAAAATCACCTGATTGTATAAAAGCAGGTATAGCTGTTTTTGTTCCAAAAGCATCTACTTCATTATTACCTTCTTCGTGAGCATAATATGTTGAGGCTCCGTTAACTGCATTAACTCCTTGAATAGTTGGAAAGTTAGGTGTCCCTGTTGCAATAAATTCAGTGGCGTAAGGATTATCATATAAAGTTGCGTCTGCCCAAGTTGTTCTAGATAATGACCCAGTAGTCCAAGTTTGCTCAGAATAATTATAAGTTACTACTCTATCAATTAAACTTGAACCATTTTTAGGATAGAACCAACTTATTTCTTCGTAGAGATGATTTAAGGATGCATAAATTTGTTCACCATTGCTGTAACTTAATCCTAAATTATCTCCTTTTGATGTGAAGACAAAATCTTCAACTAAACAAGGAACAGATTTTACAGTTCCGTCATAAACAAAAAAACCGCCTGCTTGCCCCATCCACCATACAGCACCATTAATGTATTTAATGGAGTGTTGGCCTATTGCTCCACAATTACTTCCAACTTGTCTTATTGAAAAAGTAAATGGAGGACCAACAAATTGCATTACATAAGCGGATGTATCAGTAAGAATTAAAATATAATCTTTTCCTCTTACTGCACCTACAATTTTTGTTCCAGAGTCTATTCTAAAAGTACCCGATGTATTAACTGAAGTAGGGCTGTAATCTGAAATATCTTCTTGATCCGAAAATCTTATAAACATTTTATCTTGAGTAAAACTATTACCAATAGTTGTTTCTGTGCCTAGCATAATTAAATGTCTATCTCTTTCAGAAACAATAGACATAACGGATGTACTAGGGGCACCACTGACTACAGTAGCTCTTGTTGTTAAAGCTCCTCCAGTCGTGCTAATAGTATCCCATTGGAACGTCTTTCCATTTTTTATAGTTGCAATTAATTTAGATCCAAAGTGATCTAATGACCAAGAAGCGGAATCTAAAGTTACCCCTCCTGTTAATGAAGCGACTCCCCACCCTAAATATGCTTCAACAGTAGCTCCTGTAGAATGAGCCGATCGAGTTCCAGCAACTCCTCTAGTAATACCAGTTAAATCATTAGTGGATATACCGGTGTAGCTTATAAATTCAGTACCTATTTTAATTGTACCAGAAGTTGGAAAACCAACAACGGAAGATAATGTGATTGAAGTACCAGACCCTCCTGTACCAGCTGCATCATCTTGTAACAAACCATTCAATGTTGATATAACTCCAGATGAGCCTCCCCATCCTGATGTACCATATCCAAAACCAGAGGTTTGATTTAAAGGACCAACTTTGACGTAAGGATTAATTACAGCAGAACCACTTGCCGCAACAGTAGTTCCAGCATTAGCAGCCATAGTAATTGTAAAAGTATCTTGCGATGGAACGGTTACTACTTGAAAAGTATTAGTCGTAAAATCTGCAGCTGAATAACCAGCTCCACTTGGCGGTGTTACAGAAGTAAATGTAAATAAATCTCCAGCAGATAAACCATGTGCAATTTTATTTACTGTCACAGTTGGACTCGTATTGGCTGTTGTAAAAGTAGCTCCACTAATGGCGCTATCTAAAGGAGTAACATCATAAAAAGCTCCTTCAAAATAAATTACTAAAACTTTATTTGTCCCTAACGCTACGTATCTTCTACCATCTAAATCTGCCCAAACTAATTGTTCTCTGACTGCGCCTACAAGTGTTTTAAATGTAATTTGCTGCCATCCACCTATTTTTTCTGGTAGGCCATATCTAAATCTTACAAAATCTCCATCTGTCCACTGTCCTTCAGCACCAGTTTGAGTTACTTGCTTATTAAATCCAGGTCTTATCTGTACGTTTGTCAAAGGCATAGTAGATTATAACATGTATGAAACGTTTAATCTATAATCCATATATCTAAGAAGTTTTAATTTCCTCACCTGGAACTGTCGTTTTTTCAGCTAAATTTTTATCTTTTTCTACAATAGCTCTTTGTAAATTTATAACAACATTTGAAAGATTATTTATTAAATCTTTAGAAGCTGTGAACGTTAAAGAAACATGGCCTTTCTCATTTATAATTTTAACTTCTTCTTTATTAAAAGCTATTTCTAAATGTTTTTCTTTTAAATTAAAATTCATTGTTTCCTCGATCCTAAGTTAGGTCTTTTATCATATTTAAATTCTGTCATATCACCCTTAGCTAATACATAATGTAAAAATACATTATACGCATAATCTCCTTCAAATTCTTTTCTTGAGTGTGGTAAGTAAGCACCAAAATATAAAACACCATCTCCTTCGTCAATTAAAATATCTTTGCCATCAATATTTATGGGATATTTTCTATCAGTACCTACATTAATAGATATGGTAACTTCGCAGGATTGTCTATCAGTGTGTACTGGTAAGGATGAATATTTTGTGTATAGCCTCCAAAAAGAATATGTAGGTATCAATTCATGTTTTAAAGCTTTTTCTATAATTGGTTTTTTTGATATTAGCAATGTTTCCATTATTGTATCCCCATACTTTCTAGTTTCACCTAAACCTGTCTGACTCATATCACTAAATTCAAGATCAGAAAGATTATTGTTATGAAACATATCCATATAATTAAATAATAAATTACGTTCATCTTTTGTAAGAATATTTTTAATATAGATAACTAATGATTTATTTACTTCATCCATGATACAATACTATACCTTAATCCTTTTGTTACTGGTTTTACCGCATGTGGGTATAAATAATTACTAGGCCACATTATTAATTTACCAACTTCTGGTTTAATTATTTTAATAACTTTTTTTATACTTGGATCCCAAAATTCTAATTCTCCTCCTTCATAATCATTATTTAATAAAATAATTGCAGATACTTCTCTAAAATATTTTTCACAGTTATCTACATGGGGTCTATAAAAACCTCCAACTGAATATTTTAATAAGGTAAGCTCATCAATAGTTTTTAAGTTTATATCAAATTTATTTATATTTTTTGAATAATGCAAAACAGAATTTTTTAATAATTTATACAAAAGATTTCTCCAATGTGCTTCAGTTCTACTAGTAAGATTAGCTTGGTGAAAAGCTCTTAATTCAACTGTTCTTATATCTTTGACTAATGAATCTTCTTCTGAGGAAGAACTAACGACTCTACCTGGAATAAATTCTAGATCTTTAAAAAATCTTAAAAATGCAGATACCTGTTGAGGGCTCATAAATTTTGGATGTTCCCAAATGTATTCTGTTATTTCCATGTTTTTTTTGTCCAAAATTGTCTTTCATACCAAGATGTTAAATGTTTAGATGAATCTAGTATAGCTTTGTGTATGTGATTTTTTTTAAATGGTTTTATTTTCATTTTCCAACTGTCAATCTTAAAAGGAAAAACACTAGCAATAGGTTCTCCTTTTCTTAAAATCCATGTACCTTCTTTCTTAAAGACACAGGGAAAATTTGTTTGTATAGGGTGGTTATAGTCTACTAATCCAGTAATTATTTCAAACCTATCTTCATTTCTATTTATAGGAGGTAAGTATAAAATACCATAACCTTTTGGAACTTTAACAACCCAAGGATTATTTAATTTATAAATCTTAAATCCTTTATTCTTTTGAGCATAAGGACAAGACATACCGCCTATTTGTTCTAAACTATGCCACTCATCCCCCATATTCATATTGTAATCTCTAATATTAACGCTCTCACTAAACTGACTTACTTCAACCCAAGCATCTAAAGTATCTTTTGGATTAGTGACATTGAAATTTATTTTCTGATCTTTGGGATTTTTTATTATGTATCCAGCTGTAATACTATCTAAAAAAGGTTTACAGGCTTTTATTGTTCTTTTTAATTGATCTGATGGGTTTTTAACATCTTTATACCATTGAGGTATACTTAATTTTGCTGGAATAGGATGTATAGACTCATCTTCTATTAAATTTTCTTGAGCTTGAAATTCAATTATTTGTTCAAACATAAAAAATATGTATCATTTTTTTATGAAAAAAAACAGGTAAAAATTATTGTAAACCAAACTCCATACTTAGAGGAACGGGTAAAGAATTATTCTCTAGTGCATCTGTTAGATTATTTCCTGATATAGGCCAACTTGCCTCACTGAGAGAAAGCCATGTGTTATGAACAATATCTTTAGAAGTAGACCAAATTGCAGGAGAGTTTTCATTATTATTTATTGCTCTATCCATTCTTTCAACCATTTTACCTATTTCAGAATAAGCATAAGCCTCAGTAAACTCCATTACTTCATTTGGAGTTGGGTGATCAATTACAGTTGGGTTTACAGGTTGTTTTTCTGTCAATTCTCTTTTACCTTTTCTAATACCATCATGATCAGAATCCGAGATTTCATGACATCCACAACCTTGATTTACATAATGATCCTTTGATTCATCATCATCACATAACTTCATAAAATTATTTTCTTGATTTTTTATTATCCATTTAGACATATTAAGTTCCTGTGTTTTCAAAAATTATTAATACTCCAGCAGAACCCTGGTTACCTGATACGGCTTGTGAATTATTACCATTACCTTTAGATCCTGAAAATCCTATAATAGGGGCTTCCTGCCTGTTCTCGACAGTAAAACCAGATCTCATACCATTCATATCTATATCAGCTCCTGAAAGGTTACCTGGATTTCCAGCTCCGCCGCCTCTTCCTTTTGCTCGTCCGCCATTTGCTCCATTAGCAGTTACATTAGAAATTGCAGTTGCACCTCCGGCATTACCAGGTGATCCAATTCCATTAGAACCTGGACCGCCATCTCCCTGTGAACCTACATTAAAAGGATATGCATCGCCTCCTGTAACAGAAATTTCTGCGAAACCTGTACCACCAATACCACCTGGTTGAGCTGGTTGGCTATTTGGAGCATTAGATCCACCTCCGCCTCCGCCTCCGCCACCGCATAAGTAAATTTGTGCTTTTGTAGCGTTAGGGTTTGCAGTATATGTTCCAGAAGTAGGGCCGCCATAAGATGCTGTAAAAAATTCAAAACTACCTCCGCCCGCTGTTCCTGAAGACGCAGCAGTTAATCTTCCTTGAGCGTCAACAGTGATTGATGCTAGAGTATAAGAGGCTGCCGTTACAGCAGTGTTTGCCAATTTATCAGCAGTGACTGCATCATCAGCAATTTTTGCAGTAGTAACATTTGCGTCAGCAATTTTATCAGTCGTTACATTCGCATTTAAAATTCCTGCGGTCACAACTGCGTTGTTTGAAATTTGTGCAGCTCTTACTGCATCATCAGCAATTTTTGCATTCGTTACGGCATCATCTGCGATACCCGCAGTTCCAATCGATCCACCTAAAGTATCAAGAGATATTTCTTTTAGATTTGTACCATCTGAGTAAGCAGCATAAATTTTTGCTTGATCTAATGTAAAACCACTTCCACTTGCAGTTTTAATTGTTAAATTTGTTGGATTAGTTAATCCAGTTGCATCAAAAATATAAAATTTTTCTATACTATCAGGTATAGTACAAATTGTACTTGCAGCTATTGAAGCAGTTGCAAATTTGATAACCATATTTCTTGCATTAGAAATAGCTTTATCAGTCATAACAAGAGCTAAAGTTCCGCCACTTGAAAGTGTAACTTGTTCAAAACCTGCAATAGCTTGTTGAATTAAATTTAAATTGTTATTTGTGTTATCGCCCCATGTACCAGCATTTTCACCAGTAACCATTAGTTCGAGTTTTAAATCTGCAGAATAACTAGATGTCATAAAAAATTCTCCTTAATTGTGTTAATTATACCTTTATCATGCAGCCAAATCAACCTCAGTCCAAACATTATTTACCCCTGGATTTACTTCAGCCCAGGCTGTAATGTTAGGGCTACCCACTGACATAGTCATTTGTATTCCAGTTGGTTGAACTAAAGCATCGGCCACCACTGTTGTTTGTCCTGCAGCCGCTGTTATTTGTTGACCTGAAACACCTATTATTTGACCAGGTATTTCAGCATGTTGTCCAAGAGACATTGTAGCTTGTAAACCAGTCGGTGATTCAACAGTGGTTTGTATTAGTGAAAAAGTACCTAATGTTGAAGTTAATTGAATACCACTTACATCTACTGGAGTTTTTAAACCAGCTACAGTGGTACCTATTGAACCTGTTAATGATCCCGCACTTGTTACAGTAACGTTTGCATCGGCATCAAAAGTGGATGTTCCAATAGAAAAATCTAATTGGTCTTCAGAAGCTAAAACAAATATATCTTGGTCAATTTGAATTGAAAAAGATGGATTAGCAAATGTAGTTGAAATTTGTCCAGCACTTGTTACAGAAACAGTTACGTCTGCTTTACCTATTGCAGAACCAATAGATGAAGTTAAAGTTTGTCCAGTTGCAATAACTGAAAAAGCTCCGCCCCAAGCAAGGTTACCCCAAGTTCTTCTACCCCAACCGATTCCAGTTAATTCAGATTCATCAACGGTAGCTGCACCAATACTTGAAGTTAATGCTGTTCCAGTTACAGGAACTCCTATACCAATAACTGTGCTTCCTACAGCCATTGATTCAAGACTACCTGTTACTTGTACTAAGGCAGAAGTGCCACCTACAGTAGTACCTTGTGATGAAGCTATTTGTATTCCTGTTACGCTAACATCAGCATTAGCAGAAATAGTTACTGAGTTTTGTGATGTGGTTAATGAAAGACCTGATCCACCCCAATCATTTGAGCCCCAATTAGATTGACCCCAATATTCAGAGCCTGGCGACTGAACTTTAACAGTAATATCAGCCACTAGGCTCCTCCTTAAATTAAGCTAATCTCAATATAGCGGCAGCTGTTGTAAACGCTGGAAATTGAATTGTAAAAGTTCCAGACGTTGCAGTTTTGTCCGCACCAAAATCTAATACAGCTACAGCGTCAGTAGTATTTGAACCACCGTTAGTTTGTGTATTGTAAATTAATGCACCTCGCGCAGTAAGTGTTACACCTACAAATGATAAGTCAGCAAAATCAGTAATAGCTACTGAAGATGAAACTTTTACGCCTTGGTTAACAAGAGCTGAACCACCTGCTGTGTATCCAGATGATGAAACTTCATTTCCAGTAGTATAATTTTCTGTTGATTTTCCTAAAGTAGCTGAGTTTGTATACATTGCCAGTTTGTAAGTGTCTCCACTTGCTGGTGCTGTATCAAAATCGTGACTTCCTTGTAGTAATTCTTTTTTAAAAGAATCGCATATTGCATTTGTTGTTATTGCCATGTTGTTCTCCTTAATTAATAAGTTGTGTTAGGAGTAGGGCTTGGAACCTTAATTCTTGGCACTCCATCGCTATACTCCCCTCGTCTTCTTCTACCCATTTGTTGTAGGGCAAAATTTTGTACTTCTTCATTATACTTATCAAAATACAACTTGTACATATCCTGAGGTCCTTTTAAATATCTAAAAGCCTCTGTTAGCACTCCATGTAAAAGCATGGATTCCTGGTAAGTTGATATAAATGTATTATTTGTAGATGTAAATTGTGGTGGATCAGTAATATAATTAATTTGAACTTCATACGCTTGATCAGGAACGGGTGCTACAAGTAAATTAAAATCGTCCCAATTAGCCCAAAATTTAGGTAAAGCTTGAGCAGAAGCTCCGTTAAATTCAGAAATAAAACTAGTATCTCTTTTTTCTAAAAAAGTTCTAGTAGTTCCGTTTATGACCTGTAATGATCTAATAATAGTTAGATCAGAAGGTAAACTTAAATATCTATTTGCAGCGGTAAAATTAGAAGTAGCATATTTTCTTAAATCATCATAATCAACTTTACCTGCAATATCTAATTCAACAGATCTAATAAAATCTTGAATAATAGCATCAGTTAAAACAGTGCTACCTACCTCTGTATAGTTTCTTACTTGTGTTAAAAAATTTGAATGTGTAACAGCCATTATGTAATACTTACCTCTATTTTTCCTAAAGAAGAAATTAATTGTCTTCTTCTATTTTGTAATGCTGGGTCCTCTGGTATCATACTATGCATAACAGTTGTAACCCCATTTCTTATAATATTAAAATCTTGTGTCCTAAATGCAAAAGATCCTGGGAGAGATAAATTAGCTACTCCAACCATTGTACCACCCGAATCTGCAATAGTATCATCATTAGGTGCTTTTGGGTTTATTTCAGAAATATCTGTGGGCTGTTGAAATTTCATTCCTCTGGTATTTTGTAAAGCAATAGCATCTGCAGTAAAATGTTTTCTTCTAATTTGTGGGTGCTTTGGTTCAAATTCAGAGTAATGAACTAAGGAACCATTCCATTCCTTGACCATTTCAGAATATGGAAAAGCCATACCAGATCTATCTGATATTGATTGTGATCTTTTACCTGTTGCCCATTTTGCCATAATTAAATTCCTGTAGGATAAAATGATTGTGGTGTTATATATGTAGATGTTCTTTGACCATCTTCATCAAGTGCTCTTTTTAATTCATCTTCATAAATAAGTTTGTTTTGTTGTACTCTTTCTGGTGCTTTTTTAATTGATAAATAATACGCTAAACCTGCACACATGCATGGTAAAAATCTATAAACTACATCTGAATCGTTTGTGTAATTTCCTGCATCTTCAATTCTTTTTATTACATAATATTTCAAAACTGTATACGTACTTAAATTAGGTGCTTGATATAAATAAATTTTTGGAGTTTTTTCTCTAGATACATAATACTGAGAGGGTTGTCCAAGAGCTAACTTATTAGGCAAAGCAGCATATGCTGATCTGTCTATTTTCGTTAATGAAACATCTTGAGTATTTATTGTGTCTGCTCCAGCAGCTGTCGAGGAAACAAATGCTTCTAGTACATCACTAACATCAGCGGTTACTGAGTACTCAGCTTGCCCACTGACTAAAGCATTTTCGTGTAGAGCAACTTTCCATAAATGAATTCCTCTATTTGCCCATTCAGCAAATAATAAATCTAAACTTCTTCTAGCAGATCTTAAATCATATCCTTGATTAGTAGAAAGACCACATCTTTCATAACCCTCATCAATTACTTCATCAATACTAAGATTGAAACTTGTAGTTCCAGACGTAGTCATTTTAAAATCTCCTTTTTAGCCGCGGCTTTGTAAGTGTATAACTTATCCTTTTTGCGGTTGTACAACTTAGAAGATTGTATCACTTTTTGACTAAATTTTGAAGACCTTAGGTTTTTTGCTATTGGGTTTTTTTCTCGCATGTTCACTGTCTTTCATAAGCCTGCCGTTGGGCATATAATGGTATCCTGAAGGTGCCTTTTTCTTTCTTGCTCCCCTAAGTTTGCCATCTATTTGTTGTTGAATTTGAGATCTACCTATTGCCATTTATTTTTTCTATTTTAATATTACCTGCAATTGTAACAGAATTATTATTTTTGCAAACCATATGTGTAAGAAAACTAGGAAATAAGATCATTTGGCCTTGCTTACAGGATGGTTTAAAATCTTTCTGACAAATATCATCAATTATTGTTTCATCATAATAGCTTTCAAGTAAAGTAAAAGATGGGTTAATAAAAACAGTATTTGAGTCTTTAATTTTCTTATATATTACAAAAGAAATGTGCTTTCCTGGATGTTCATGTTTTTCTTGAAAATCATTTTCAAGATATTGATTTTCCCATATAGAGTCCATAATAACTTTAAAAGGTGGTTTTATTGTGGGTAATAACGTTTTAACAATTACTTCTAAAAGATATTTTTCTGAATTTTCTTCAAGTTTATTATTATAATCGTGAGAACTTAAAGTTTCTGATAGAAACGTTTTTGAAAATTTTAAATTATTTAATTTTATTTTATCTAAATCAATATTAGTTATCCAAAAAGGAACTGAAAACAGATCTAACTTCATTAAATTAGCTAATTACTTTTCCATCTTTCCACTCCATATCAGGTAAGCCTTGAGTATAGTTTTTCCCATCAAAGGTCAATACTTGTTTTCTGTTTGAATCTGACTCGTGATAGCTTATATGGATCCAGCCTCCTGCGGGATCGTCTTTGTCAAAGTACTCCATAATCAGCTGATCAAAATCTACGTTATTTTGTAACCAGTAGGCTACCTTAATGTTGGGTACACCAAATATTTCTAGGTCGACCGCCTGGCCCAGTGCGTGCTGCGATGTCTTTTTGCTGCCGATCGCTTCACACAACGCCTCGCTCCGATATCCGCTGGTGACTGTCACAGGTTTGTCGAAGTGTGCCCGTAAGGGCTCAAGGACTTCATAACATAGATCACCTAAATTTTTTATTTCTACTGATCCAGGTGTGTTATCAATTCCCTTACGTTGAGCCGTCATCGAATTGGTCATCTCTCTTAAAGTAAAATGTTTGCTTAATTGAAATGGTTTTTTTTTCATAATAGTCCTATTTTAATATTAATTTAACAATTGACTTTTCACCCATATAAATTTCTGTCTCTGCTTTCGATTTTAAACAATGGTATTCTACATTATTACCTGTAGTAGAACGCATAGCAATTCTTTTACCTTTTAAACATTGAGACATAGACTCTTGTATTCTATGTTCGAGAATTTCTCCGTTTACAATCATTAATAAGGCTATTACAACTTCCAATTAGTGTGCTCCATTTCCATTTGCTCTAACTTTATCTTTTAATTGCTCAACATCGTTTAATGCTTTTTCAAGTTGTGCTTTTAAAAATTCTATATTAACTTTATTTGTCATGTTTTGTTCTTGAGTTATTTCTAACTTTTCTGTTGTTTTGTATAGATCTTCAATCAACATATACTGCTCTTGATCCGTAGGTAATTGTTCACTTTTTTTTAATAAATCAGCTTGAAACAATTCTCGTGATGTCTCTAACGATGTAAGTCTAGCAGTAACTTCTGTATATGCAAAGACACCCATAGCAACGGCTATGACTATACCAATCATATTTTTCATTGGCATGCTTACTGATGTATTTTCACTAATCTTCATTTTTTGGTTTTGGTAGAGGTAGTATATAATCTTTTGGTGGTATTTTCAATTTACTTTTAGGAGGTCCTATTATCTTATCATTCATTAATTCAAGGTCTGGGTTCTCTTTTTTGTAATCATCTTTCATGTCATCCCACAAACTTTGAGAGTCTTCAGGTCTAGTAGTATCTCTTGTAGGAGTAATACCTCTACATTTTGATACTAACAATCTAAAGTTTTCGTTGTATGCAAGACTAGGATTATTATTAACCCTACCACACATCTTCATCAATTCTAATTGTTGTTTTATTTTAACGTTTTCATTTATAGTTTTGCAATCTACACCTAAATATTTTCTGTATGTAAAACTTAAATACTTTTGTTCGTTTGTACTATTGTCTGAGTAATTATAATCAGTATCACGTCTATCTGTTCTTACTTCAAGATCACCACATCTTGCACCATACTCGTTAAGATATTCGTTTCTAGGATACGCAGGTTCTATAAATAGGGCTAACATTGTAATTGCTAAAACAAGTAATCCTGTAAAATAATAATTCATCCTGAAAACCTCCATACATTACCTGTTTAAATCCTTAATATCGTAGCTGTGTTCTCTAACTTGATCTGCAAGTTGTCTGTATAAATTTTCTGCCATCTGCCACGTAGACTCTGCAGAAGTT